GCGGTAAAGAATTTTTGGGGTGACATTTACAAAAGATTACCAAAACCAGAAATTGGAAATGTTGGTGCGACTTTTGCTGAGTCTGAAGTAAGACACGCAGATGCCTATTCTCACCTTCTTCAACTTCTTGGATTGAACAAAGAATTCGAAAATCTTTTGGAGGTACCGGCTATCCGTAGGAGAATTAAGTATTTGGAAAAATCAATTTTAAATTCTAAGTCCGTTGAAAACCAAGACTATTTTGAATCGGTTGTTTTGTTTTCAATGTTTGTTGAGAACGTATCGTTGTTCTCTCAATTCTTGGTTATTATGTCATTCAACAAACACAAAAATGTTTTGAAGGGTATAAGTAATGCTGTTGAGGCGACTTCAAAAGAAGAAAACATCCACGCTGAGTTTGGTTTTGATTTGGTAAACCTTATCAAGAAAGAAAACCCAAGTTGGTGGACTAACGAACTTGTTGAAGATTTGAAACTAGCGACCATTGAAGCGTTCGAGGCTGAGTCAGAAATCGTTGATTGGATTTTTGAAAAAGGGGATGTAGATTTTCTCACAAAAGAACAAACAATAGAATTTATTAAACATCGTTTCAACGTATCTTTGAACTCTATAGGAATTGACAAAGTATTTGAAACTGATGAAAAGTTATTGGAGACAACAGAATGGTTCGATGATGAAATTCTAACTACCAAACACACTGATTTCTTCAATAAAAGAAGTATCAACTACAGTAAAAAATCAAAGTCAATTACACTTAACGACCTATTTTAATTTAAAACAACAGATAATAATATGGAAAATAAAAAACCTTTCGAATGGATTAATGACGAGTCAATCACATTTCTCCGAAGAGGATATCTCAGTGAAGGTGAAGAACCCTTGGAGCGTATAAAAACAATTTCTGAACATGCCGAAAAAATATTGGGTATGGAAGGATTTGCGGAAAAATTTTACGACTACATGGGTAGAGGGTGGTATTCACTTTCTTCACCAGTTTGGGCTAACTTCGGTAAAAAACGAGGTTTACCTGTAAGTTGTTTTGGTTCTAACGTAGGTGACAATATTGAGTCAATTCTCTACACACAAGCTGAAGTTGGGGAAATGAGTAAAATGGGTGGTGGTACCTCAGGATATTTTGGTAACATCCGTGAACGAGGTGCTACAATTACTGACAATGGACACGCACCTGGAGCGGTTCACTTTATGAACTTGTTCCAAAGTGTGGTGGATAACATCTCTCAGGGTTCAACTCGTAGAGGTAGATTCTCTCCATACCTACCCGTGGAACACCCTGACATCATGGAATTCTTGGAAATCGGAACCGAAGGGTTCCCGATTCAAGATTTGACCCACGCGGTTACCGTAACTGATGAGTTTATGGAACAAATGATTGCTGGCGACAAAGCTAAGAGAGCTATTTGGGCTAAAGTTATTCAAAGAAGAGGTGAGATTGGTTATCCATACATCATGTTCACCGATACAATGAACAAGAAAGCACCTGAGGTTTATCAGGATAAAGGAATGAAGATTTACAATTCCAACCTTTGTTCTGAGATTGCTCTCCATAATTCAGAAGAAGAATCATTTGTATGTGTTCTGTCTTCGATGAACCTTCTCCATTACGAAGAATGGAAAGACACAGACGCTGTTGAAGTTATGGTTTATTTCCTTGACGCGGTTGTATCAGAGTTTTTAACCAAGATTGAAACGATTAGAGATAATGGTACTATTGAAGGAAAAAGAGCGTTTTTCTACCTTGAAAAGTCTTACAACTTTGCAAAGAGACAAAGAGCACTTGGTTTGGGAGTCCTTGGTTGGCACTCTTTGTTACAATCTAAAAACCTTCCATTTGATACTCGTGAAACCGCAAGATTGAATGTTGAGGTATTCAAGTTGATTAAGGATAAGTCTTACAAGGCTTCCTCAGAATTGGCTGAATTGTTCGGAGAACCCGAACACTTGGTTGGTTACGGAAGAAGAAATGTGACCTTGAACGCTATCGCGCCGACTACGTCTTCAGCGTTTATTTTGGGACAGGTTTCACAATCCATTGAACCGATTTGGTCTAACTGTTATGTTAAGGACGTGGCTAAACTAAAGGTAACCATCAAGAACCCTGTGTTGAAAAAGTTGTTGAGTGAACTTGGTAAAGACAACAAGGCAACTTGGGAGAGTATTAAGAAACACGATGGTTCGGTACAACACTTGGACTTCTTGACTGAAGAACAAAAACAAGTATTTAGAACTTTTGCTGAGGTAAATCAATCTTCAATTATAAACCAAGCGGCGGTAAGACAAGACTACATTGACCAAGCACAATCTTTGAACCTAATGATTTCACCTGACATGCCAACAAAGGATGTCAATAAGTTGTTGGTCGACGCTTGGGAGTTGGGAGTTAAGACCCTTTATTACCAACACTCAATGAACTCGGCACAGGCTTTCGCAAGAAAAAAACTGAACCTAAATGACCTTAACTGCGTTGCTTGTGAGGCATAATTAAGGAATTCTATCTTAATGAATAAAAAACCCGGTACAATGTGTCGGGTTTTTTTATTCCTTATAAAAACTTAACGGGTATATTTATGTGATATGTCAGATGGAATTACATATGGATTAGCATTTCCCTTTCAAGATTCTACCCAAGGGGATTTCTTGTTGTTGACGGAAACCCAGTATGCTCAAATTAAAAGTGACCTTATACACCTTCTTCTAACGAGAAGGGGCTCAAGATATTTTCTACCCGATTTTGGTACAAGATTATATGAATTCCTTTTTGAACCATTCGACGGACTTACATTCAATGCCATCGAGGCTGACATTAGAGATTCTGTTTCAAAATACATCCCAAATTTACTAATTAATAATATAACAATAGAACCCGCTGACCCATCCGTAGAAGTGGACAACGCTCAAGGTAGAGATGGTCAGTTGGCTCAAGATGCCAATACCCCGTTCAGAGTACCTGGTAAGGGGACTTCTGAATACACAGCAAAAATCAGAATTGATTTTTCGGTAGACAACTTGGCATTCGCCCAAAGTGATTTTGTTATCCTCAATATTTAATATTATATGGCAAACAACAAAATATCCTATACAGTAAGAGACTACGAAAGTATTAGGATTGAACTCCAAAACTACGTTAGAACCTACTATCCCGAACTTATTCAGGACTTTAATGATGCCTCAGTATTTTCGGTGTTCTTGGATTTGAATGCCGCCGTAGCCGACAACCTCCACTATCATATTGATAGAAGTATCCAAGAGACGGTACTCCAATATGCCCAACAAAGGTCGTCGATTTACAATATTGCCAGAACTTACGGACTGAAGATACCAGGTCAAAGACCTTCTGTGTCTTTGGTGGACTTCTCAATCACTGTACCGGCTTTTGGTGACAAAGAAGACGAAAGATACCTTGGGACTCTTACTCGTGGTTCTCAGGTGTTTGGTGCGGGTATTGTATTTGAGACTCAATATGATGTAGATTTTGCTTCACCATACAACTTACAAGGTTTTCCCAACAGACTTAAGATTCCCAACTTCGATGGAAACGGTAATCTTATCAATTACACGATAACCAAAAGAGAACAGGTAGTTAATGGACTTACTAAAGTTTTCAAAAGAGTTATTAATGCCAGTGACGTAAGACCATTCTTCGAATTGTTTCTCCCTGACAAGAACGTTTTGGGAGTTACAAGTGTCCTTCTTAAGAATGGTACCAACTACACCAACGTACCAACTGCTGCAGAATTCTTAGGTGTTGAAAACAGATGGTATGAAGTGGATGCTTTGGCTGAAGACAGAATCTTTGTTGAAGACCCAACTAAAGTATCAGACCAACCAGGTATTAAGGTAGGTCGATACCTCCAAACCAACAATAGATTTATTTCCGAGTTCACCCCTGAAGGATTTATGAAAGTCACCTTCGGTGGTGGTAGTACATCAGCCCAAGACCAACTCAATGCGTTTACCAATCTTGGGGTTCCTGTGACAATACAATCACTTCAGAACAACTTCTCGTTGGGTTCAACACTTATTCCCAACACAACTCTTTTTGTTCAATACAGAGTAGGTGGGGGATTAGCGACAAACCTCGGTACTAATGTTATCAATCAGATTGGAACCGTAACATTCTTTGTTAATGGTCCATCTCAAAATATTAACAATAGCGTTATTCAATCTCTAAGATGTAATAACGTAACTGCGGCAATCGGAGGAGCAAACCCACCAAGTGTTGAAGAAGTTAGGAACTATGTAACTTTTAACTTTGCGGCTCAGAAGAGAGCGGTTACTGTAAATGATTACGACTCCCTTCTAAGATTGATGCCGGCACAATTTGGGGCACCAGCCAAAGTAGCAATTACAGAAAATAACAACAAGATTATTATTAATTTGTTGTCTTATGATACCTCAGGAAAACTTACACCAATTGTATCAAACACCCTAAGACAAAACGTCGCCAATTACCTATCAAATTACAGAATGATGAATGATTACATTCAAGTCACCTCAGCCGAGGTTCTTGATTTAGCATTCGAGATTTCTGTTGTGTTGGACGCAACTCAAAACTCAGGACAAATTATATCTGAAATTGTTAACAGAGTGTCGGCTTATATGAATCCACAAATCAGAGAGTTGGGACAAAACGTTTATCTTTCAGAACTTAGAACAATTGTTCAACAACAAACAGGTGTGATTACTGTGGCTGATTTGGTGGTGGAAAATAAAGTTGGGGGTCAATATTCATCCGCTCAAACTTCCATGAGATACGTTGACCCTGAATTGAAAATTATTCAGCCCGTGGATGACACATTGTTTGCACAACCAAACCAAGTGTATCAAGTTCGATTCCCACAAAAAGATATTAAAATTAAGGTTAAGAACTTCCAAAATGTTTCTTTTTCTTAACACCTTTATTTAATTTTCCCTCAAGGTATATTTCCTTTATGTAATTGGGCTTTCTTAGAAAAACCCAAAATAACTATTTATTTTAAAAAGTTTGAATGGGAAAATCATACAGAATAAACACAGAAGTTGGTATCAACAAAACTCTGTCGTTCGAGCTTGACCAAGATTTTGAATTTTTAGAAATTCTTTCCCTTCAAATTGGACAAGAGGACATATACAACAGAGACTGCGCTCAATATGGAGTTGTTGTTGGTCGTGTGGTTGCTAACAGTGGACTTGGAGTTCCAAACGTTAAGGTAACCATATTTGTTCCTATTCTTGAGACCGATGCTGCCAACGAAGAAATCGTGGCGGTTTATCCATACGTTAATCCTGATGATACTAACGTTGACGGATATCGTTTTAATGTTTTACCTTATGCACCATCATATACTAACCACGCTGCTACGGGTACTTTCCCAACCCGTGAGGATGTATTAAAAGACCCCTTAGTTGCCGAGATTTACGACAAGTACTACAAGTATACTGTAAAAACAAATGAAAGTGGGGACTATATGATTTTTGGTGTTCCTGTTGGAGTTCAAACCGTGTTGATGGACTTAGATTTAAGTGATATCGGTGAATTTTCCCTCACACCACAAGATTTAATTAGAATGGGAAGAGCCACACCAGCCCAAGTTGCTGGTGACAGATTTTTGGCGTCATCTGATATTGACACACTCCCACAGATTGTATCAATAAGAAAACAATTTGAAGTCAGTCCGTTTTGGGGTGACCCATCTCAGTGTCAAGCCGCAGTCAACCGTGTTGATTTTGATTTGAGGAGTGAGGCGAATATTGAAATTTCGCCCTCTTCAATATTCATGGGTTCTATGTTCTCGACAATTGATAAATATAAAATAAATGCCCCATCAATTCGAAGTAATTTTGCTCCTAGCATTTTTAGTTCAGGGTGCAAACCAAAAGATAACTTTGGAAACCTTTGTGAGTTGGAAGCAGGGCCTGGTCAAATATTAGCGGTAAGACAAACAATATACCAAGATGGTCAAGGAAGACCTTTGTTGGAAGAATACAGGTTAGAGAACTCAGGAAACATAATAGATGAGAATGGTACGTGGTTGACGGAGGTTCCGATGAATTTAAATTATGTCACTACTGCTGAAGATGGCTCAAGAATTTTAAGTAACGACCCATCAATCGGTATTCCTACAAAGTCAAAATACCGATTTAAAGTTAAGTGGCAACAATCACCGTCCAACACTGAACAAATTAAAAGAGCTTATTATTTAGTACCTAATGTTCGTGAATTTGGATGGATTAGTCCTGACTCAGACCCCGCTTACTCATCAAGTACAACGGTTCAACGACAACTTTCAAGTTCATACTATTTTGGTTTGGATTGGAGCGGGTATACAAATGGATATACGGGAACTTTAAAGACCCAAAGGGAAACTGAGATTTTCAATTGTGAAGATACTTTTTATGAGTTTGATTACAACAAAGTGTACACGGTTTCTTCTTTGATTGACCAATATAAAAGAAACATACCCATTAATCTTCTGGCAGGCCGTGGAAGATTCACGGGAATTAAAGAAATTGATAACAATGGATGTGCATCTACAGTAAACAAGTTCCCCGTAAACGAAGGGTTTAAAAACTTCGACTTATTATATTTTTTGTTTTCAATAATATTCCAACTTTTTCAGGTTCTTTTTCCGGTCTTTATTATTTTATATCAATTAGCCGGATTCCTCAGTAGAGCGTTCGAAGCTGGAGACCAACTGAGAGGTTTCGGTCTTCCGATGTTAACATATCCAGAATGTGAGGGTTGTGCTTGTGCGAATAATTCTTATGTCGAAACAACTTCAACTTCTGAGGGTGAGCCGATACTTACACCTGTTTCTAATTTCACTTATTATTTTCAGGGTCTTTTGGGTTCGTCATTACCATTCAATGTTGACGACCAATCACAACCATCAGAGGCAAATGCCGATGTAATTGCTAGTATTTTTTCACTTGCGATAGGGACAAGGACAACAAATTTCCAAGTATTAGGGGAAGTCAGAGCTACAGAATCAAACGTGGCGGTTTTACCCGAAACCACAGGTAGTTTCAATTCTCCTGTAAGAATTTTTGCCTATTCATATGATTTACCATTGGGGGAAAGGATTAACATTTTTAATGGTCGAAAAAAGTTTTTTGATAATCTTAATAAAATAAGTGTTTCATTTGACAATCCATCGAACACAACCGTTAATCACTTTGATAGTACCCTTACAATTTTGTCTCAAAAAAATTTCAATGCGGGTACTCTTTTAACATTTGTTAACCCATTGAATAGTAGAGACCCCAACTATTTTTATCCTGGCGCGGTCGGTAATAATAACTTACGTCAAGGTATTACAGGAACTACCAAACTTCCTAATGGAGGACCAATTCAAGTTCAGTATGCTTCAACTCAAACATCACTTTCACCCGTAATAACTTATACGTTAAGTGAGGGGTCTGATATAACTAACTACAATTTCCCGATGGACTTGGAATACTATCAAGTTTTGACGGGTTTGACCATATCGCAAGCCAAACAAATATGGAATAATTCACCAATAACAGGAAGTTTTGTTGACATCCTTTTGTCGGATGTTGAAGTGTTTTATCCTACCAGAGATTTGATTGTTTCTTGGAGAGACCCTCAATTTGGGTTATCGGCGACATATGATTATGAGGATATTTTTGATGGTTTTGACGACCAATATATTTTGATATTACAAAGGGGGGTTGACCCATATTCACCATTATACAAAAACAAATATGGTGTAGGAAAATTGTTTGGTTACTCGAGTGAAAATGCAATTAGTTTCACGGCAGAAACAAGATTGAATATTCCCATTCAAAATTTACCATCTGGCGGAAACTCGGTGCAAGGACACACTCAAAGTGGAGTTTATGAGACCTCGTATTTCTTTGAGGCGGGTAACAAGTTTTCGGCGTTTACAACACCGAATTTAGGTTACTACAGTGCTTTGGATTCAACTGTAAATTTTTCAGATTATTTTATGAGAAATTCCGCGTCAGCTGCTCTACAACCACTATCAAGTGCCGCGTTCTTATTTAATAGACCTACTATTGGTAACGTAAAATGTATGACAAGTGTTCAGGCAAATAATGCGTTTGTTGGAACAGGAATAGGAACAAATACACCACCAGCAAAATATACCTCTACCGATGACCTTTCGGGTGTTAGTTACTACTACATGAGGGATTTACCTGGTAACGGACCTAACGATGTTGAGATTGAATACTTTAGTATTGCTCTACTTCCAAATTTCACAGGGGTTAACCAAACAAACATTTCGTCTAAAGTCAACAACGTCATGAGAACCGACCGTCTTCCAACTTCCGATTTTGTTGGTGGCGGAGATTGGAATGGGACGGTACCACTCCTTCAACAAAACCTTGGATTCCCATTTTATGAAATTATTGCAGGTGGTCCTGCATTGACAACCCAACAATATGGTACTGGAGCTTCTATAGTAACACCTGACGATGAGGACTTACCGGCACAATTGAATGTTACAGAAACTTTCAACTGTACCAATATGGTTAGTTTATATTGTTATAGTGGTGAAGGAACAACGTTTGGAGTTTCAACAAATTGTAATAATGACTATGTAGATAATGGATGTTACAGATTCGGCGAGGATACTGAGTCTTCGCTCGGTGCAAGTATTGAGAAAGACTTAATTGCGTTTTCAGAATGGTCTCTAAGATATAAATTATTCTATGCCCTTTGTCGTGGTATTCTATCTCAGACCTTCACAAATAACTGGATAAATGGTTCACTATTCGCGTTCCCAATTCAAATAAGGGCGGTTTATGGAATAAACAATACGATTAGTGAAGTTTTATATTGTAAGGACTTAATCTATTATGACGACCAGACCAATAACTATTATTACAGAAGCAGTCCTTATAATATTTCGACGGGTCAATTTATTGGAAGAACGGCTCAATTAGGTACAGGTTCTTTGAATGTGAAGAATTTGTTGTTCCCAACAACAGTTATGAACCTTGGTCCAAAGAGTCAAATATTTGCGGAACTTTCTTTGAACCCTTCAGATACGGGATATGTGGTCAACCAACTAAGTCCAACAAGTTTCGGTGACCCTTCGGATTTAATATCACTTTTTGTGATTTCAAGAATTACATCCGACAGATTTTTCAACGCACTTTTAAATACTTATAACTCTGTTGGTT